CTACTTTATAATTGCTTGATAGTCTTTATCAAAAGGACGAGGATGACGTCCAATGAGAACTGTATTAAGCAGACAATTAGCCACTAACTCCTCATTCGTGAGGTCTACTTTCGGCTCCTTCTTCACTTCCTTGCCTAATAACACATCCCATGAACCATTGAAATCATGGTCGTCAGCACCAAAGAACATCTCATTTGTGTCGGGATCCTCCATCAGTTGATACCGGATCTGCTTCTTTGATAACACTGGATTAATGCTCAATAGCAAATCATAAGCATTACGGAACTCATTCCGCAAATGACGACCTTTAGGAAACATAAGACCTATCTGTGGATAAATCTCATCAAACTCGTAGGCTTGAAACAACTCTTTAAGTTTCATAATATATTGTTGTTTAATTATCAGAACAAATCTTTTATTCATCAGGAGATTACCCTTACTAATCAAGAGAATAAGAGATTATGTCTGCAAAGGTACATTATTTTTTTGATACGCTTGCATGTTAGAACATTAATTCGTATATTTGCAGCATATCACTAACCCAGAGTTCGTCTAGAAAAACACGGGCTCTATTAAAGCTTTTGATACACATGAGAAGAGATCAAGAAATTTTCGACCTTATTGAAATGGAGCATAAGCGACAGCTAAAAGGCATGGAGCTGATTGCATCTGAGAATTTTGTTAGCGATGAAGTAATGCAAGCTATGGGTTCTTACCTCACTAACAAGTATGCAGAGGGTTATCCCGGCAAACGCTATTATGGTGGTTGTCAAGTGGTTGACCAGGTTGAAACACTTGCTATTGAGCGTGTTAAACAACTCTTCGGAGCAGAGTATGCCAATGTTCAGCCACACTCTGGCGCACAAGCAAACCAAGCTGTTTTGCTCGCAGTACTAAAACCTGGTGATACATTTATGGGTCTTGACCTTGACCAAGGAGGGCATCTCTCTCATGGAAGTGAGGTGAATACATCTGGAATCCTTTATCACCACGTTGGTTACACACTGAATCGTGAGACGGGAAGAGTCGACTATGATGAGATGGAAAGGCTCGCTCTCGAACATAAACCAAAGCTAATTATTGGTGGAGGATCAGCTTATAGCCGTGAATGGGACTATAAGCGTATGCGCGAAATAGCTGACAAAGTAGGTGCATTATTGATGATTGACATGGCACATCCTGCTGGTCTCATTGCTGCAGGATTGTTGGATAACCCAGTAAAGTATGCTCATATTGTTACAACAACAACCCATAAGACACTTCGTGGACCACGTGGTGGTGTCATTCTAATGGGTAAAGACTTTGAGAATCCATGGGGATTTGCTACAAAGAAAGGCGTTGTAAAACCAATGTCAATGCTCTTCAATTCTGCAGTATTCCCTGGTAACCAGGGTGGACCATTAGAACATGTCATTGCAGCAAAAGCTGTTGGCTTCGGTGAGAACCTCCTCCCAAGTTGGAAGGAATATGCAATGCAGGTAAAGAAAAATGCTTCTGTTCTTGCACAAGCACTCGTTGATAAGGGCTTCAGCATTGTTAGTGGTGGTACGGATAACCATTCTATGTTGCTCGATCTACGTCAGAAATATCCAGACCTTACTGGTAAGGTGGCAGAGACGGCACTTGTTGCTGCTGATATCACAGCCAATAAGAATAAGGTACCATACGATGAGCGTTCAGCATTCCAGACAAGCGGTTTGCGTCTCGGAACAGCAGCTATGACAACACGTGGATGTAAGGAAGACATGATGTTGCTCACCGCAGAACTCATTGATGAGGTTCTTGCTGATCCAGAGAACGAACAGGTAATCAAGAGAGTACGCGAGAAAGTAAACGAGACGATGGCTACTTATCCTCTCTTCGCTTACTAATAGTAAGGCTTACTAGCATTTAAAAGATTACAAGAAGGGAGCTATTAAAAGTAAGGATATAATAATCTATGTCCAACGGATATCAATCCATTAGTACTAGCAAGGCTAGATAACTAAATAAGATTGAATAATCCATACTTTTAATATCGCCCCCTTTTTGTATATAATAATCTTATTACCTTCTTTAAAGTTACACACTAAAAGAAGACAAATCACCTTAATTGATACCTTATATACTTCGCCTTCTGAGTCTCATCACTATAGAGAATATTATATCTGTCAGGGATATACAATGCACCATCAAATATTATGTATGGTTCAGGAACATCCCGCTCTATCCTATAGACCAATCCCTTTTTATTATCCGTCAACTTTATAAAGGCTATCCAAGGTCCCGTTATTGTAGCTACCTCTTCTAATGAATACCTCAAACTATCTATAGAATCAACTACAAGAAGCGCTCCCGTTGAAGGGTCACAAGGCTTTATTGATGACAAGCGAAGCCTTACTTCCTTTGGTAATTCTTGATAGGAAAGTTCTATACTTGGTAGCGATGAAACTTTATAGTCATAAGAGCTACAACCACAAAAAACTAACAAAAGACTAAAAAGAAAATATCTCATTGCTATGGACTTATCTTTACCTAATCATTATACAAGCATACATCATTATAGAATATATGTTTAATAAGTACGTACAAACTTACTTAAAATAATTGAGTGCGGTATAAATTACCAAAGGAAAATACACCCTATCGAACCTACAAAAAACTTAATTTGGCTTTAATCATCATTGCGTTCACTTTTAACATTTAGCATAATAAGCTGTGAAACAACACTTTGAAGTATCTGATAGGGTGACAGGAATGACAGTAAAAATGATTTGCTTTTTATAAACGAAATCCTTCATCTATCCTTTTTCATCACCATTAATATTGTATGATAGCCCCATCCCCTCGTGAGTCAACTATCAACACTTATCTAGAAGATGCCTAAAAGCATTAAAGAATATCTATGAATTAGCCCTAAAGAAATAAATATCTCAAAATATTTGGTATAGTCAAAAAAACTTAGTACCTTTGCAACCGCAATTAACAAAAGCATAGGGAGATCCGCTAGCTCAGCTGGTAGAGCACAACACTTTTAATGTTGGGGTCATGGGTTCGAGCCCCATGCGGATCACTTGAAAGAAATGCCTAAACTACCTTAGTTTTGGGCATTTTCTTTTTCTGACTTACGCCTATATTAGTTAAAAAAAAGAGATTATTTTCTCAAATCTGACGTAAACTGCGTTACTTTTGAGTATCCTTTAATTTTAACAGAACATTATGGCAATACTTTCTCCAACAATTTTTAAAGCAAAGCAGCTTTCTAATGGAAAGCACAAAATACGCATTGCTGTAAGACATCGTCATGAAACGTCTTATATTATAACACCTTATATAATAGATGACTTGTCCCAATTCAAAAATGGACAAGTAATAAAGAGATTTGATGCTGACATTATAAACATGCAGATTCGTAATCTTTTGAACAAGTACCAAGAGATTCTAAATAACACTAACGGACTTGCTATGTTATCTTCAAGGGAGTTAAAGAATAGACTCGTTAACTACTCTGAGAAAGATCAAAACATAGCAATAGGTGTAATTTGTAAAGAGTACGTTAAAGAACTAAGAGAAGACAAAAGAATTGGCTATGCTGAGCTTATAGAAAGGTGTTGTAAATACTTTACTGAATTTACGAAAGGTGACATAGCAGCTAAGGATATAACCCCTACAACGATTAGTAACTTTGAAAGATTCTTGAGAAATAAGAAAAAACTCAATCAGACTACCACAGGAATGTATCTCGTTAGATTACGTGTCTTAACAAATCTTGCAAGAAAAAGATATTTCGTTAAGCAAGATATACCTCCTTTTCAAGATTGCAAGATACCTCAGTCTTTAGAACGCAGTCTTGATTTGTCTGTTGGGCAATTTTGCAAGCTAAAGGCATACATTCCTAAAAGCAAGATAGAATCTATAGCAAAAGACTTGTGGTTTCTGTCTTTTTATCTTGGCGGCATAAACCTGATAGATATATTATCGATAAAGTTCTCAAACGACAAAGAGATAGAATACATACGTACAAAAACAAAAAACACAAAACGTGGAGATAAACGTATAGGGTTATCGATACCTGTCGAAGCTCTTAACATAATAAACAAGTATAAATCAGACGATAATAGTCTTAAATTTGGATATTCGTTCACTTACAGAAACTTTAATAGATACATTGCACGTACGTTACAAAAAATAGGTAAAAACATAGAAATACACCGACTATGCTTCTACTCGGCAAGAAAATCATTCGTTCAATATGGATTTGAGCTTGGGATTCCTCTTGAAGTGCTTGAATATACAATAGGGCAATCTATGAAGCAAAATAGACCTATATATAACTATATTAGAATAATGAGAAAGCATTCCGATGAAGCTATGAAAAAAATTCTTGAGTACACAAAAAAAGCTACTACACTTTTGTAGCAGCTTTTTTTATACAATTACTTATCCACTCTGATACGTTCTTGGGATTTGCTTTCTTAAGACATTTTGCAGCTTCTGAGTCTAAGTTAACACAAAGTTTCTTGGCAGGGTTCGTTCGCCTTATCATCTCTATATCATCCCTTCCTGCTAAGATGCGATATACTGTCTGTTCACTACCTATCCCTGTAAGTGATAATATCTTCTTAATGCTATACTTCCTACTTCTATATAGCCTTACAACTTGTTCTTCTTGTTCAATGGTTATTTTATTTCCTCTCATGTCTTTATCTATCTTTTTGTAAGCCATTCCGCCGCCTTTTTCAAGCTGCTAGCTAAATTGTTCTTATCCACATTATCTTGTATCTCTAATCTCCATCGTGGAGACTTTCTCCTGTAAAGGAAACAAGTGCTATCATCTTCGCTGTATTCGATACCATACGGCTGTTTAAAACACTTAGAGCCATGGTGACGCACCACCCACTCACCTAACTCTTGCATGATGTGTGCAAGCTCTTGAGATGTGTGACTAACATCTTCAAGTGGTGTTACCTTTTGTGTTTCGTTAAATTCGCCATCCTCAAAGGTAACAACAATACCATTTTCTTTGTCTGTCAGCACCCACCCATTAGGGAGAGTGCCGCTCTTTTGAATAATATATTTACTCATCTTATTTATTTATTTACTTCGTAATTTTCAATCTCTGCCCAATCAAAGAGTGGGTATTCTTTCTTATTCTCACTTATAATGATATGTGCATACTTGCCATTTGCAGCTTCCTCAAGCCTTAACTTTAAAGTATTTAAGTCATCAAAAGTAAGTGAAAAGCTATCACTACTACCACTGATACCAGCTTGATAAATTATACCACGAAATTTGTTTTTTGGACTGCGAATTGAATTTGTCATAATACTTGCCCGTCATGCCGATAGCACAGCGTTTAGGTTATTATTTATTACTTATCGTTTTCTACAATGAATTTTGCGAGGTAATAAGCCTGCTTCTCGCTCACCTTTGCTTTGCCGAAATAAGTCTTAAAGAAGGTATCAATTAAGCTGTTATAAAACTCGTTATCGCTTCGCTTGTTTGTAAGCTCATTAACGCAAAGCTCAACTATTGTAACATTATACATCGTTCTATTGTTAACAAGGAGAATATCTTTTTTCCATATTTGTATCTTTTCTTCTTTTGTGAGAGTTACAGGCTTCTTAGCTTTCGCCTTTGGTGCAGCTTTCAAGCTCTCGCCATTCTCGTCGGTGAGATTAAAAGCCATCTCTTTCTTTACAACACCATTGAGATAAGTCACCTCTACATAACCTGTAGACTTAGTAATGATACTTGTAATTGTACCTTCTTGATTTTTCTTGTTAAAAACCTTAGCACCGATATTAATCTTAGAAGTTCTCATAATCTTTACAGTTGTTATGGTGTGTCTCACCCTATTTAATTTATTTGTTTTATTTGATTTATTTGATGCTGCAAAGATAAGTATATACTTTTTCAAAAGCAAATATTTGGCTTTTATTTAACGTATTTTAGTATATACTTTATCAAATGTTATAATAGTGTTAAGTTTTGATTTAGTATATACTTTATCAAATAAAAGAATTATCTTTGCAACGTGATTAAGAAAAAGAGTAATAACAATTAAATATATGATTATGAACGCAGACGCTTTCACAGACGCAGATGTTCTCGCAACATTTAGCAAGGCTTTGAACCAATCTTCTATCGAAGACATAGAGAGAAATAGGGCACGCAGAAGAAGAGTTGCAAAAGCTGACTTCTTCAACCTTAAAGAGGTTACGGGTAGAGAAAAATTCATGAATCTATAAAGGTAACGAGGCGGCTAACCACCGCCTCACAATGATTTTGCAACAATCCGCCCGTTGTGGCTTTAATAGGCGGGTTATTCTTAAATATAATAATGTTAAATCGTATCTTTGTGATACATAATGAATTTCTTATGAAGATAAAAATCAATGGTAAAGAATATGAGGCGTATGACCTCGTGATGCGTAGAGAAAATGCTCAAGCTATAATTGACGGCAAAAAGAGTGTAGAGATACGTAGTTTTAACAGTCATTATATTTCTCTTTTTTATGACAAAGAGAAAAGAAGAAATTTTGACGCTTCTGATATGAATGCAGAAGAGCCATTTAAGGATATTCAATTTGTAAGATTCCACAATTATAACTATTCGTGGTATCTTGACGTGCAAATAGACGAGATAGGCAGCGTAATCCTCGACAAAACGGGCATCATGGGACTCCAAAGGGATTTCAATTACCACGAGATGGATAGTGAAATTGAAAGATATAAGGATACCCCAGAAGAAGAGATCCCTATTGTGTTCTATATGCACATTGCAGAGATTGTAGGGCGAAAAGCCATATAATTCACGATAACATTATTAATTAAAAAGGTTAATATTATGTCAAGAGAACCTTATGCGACAGGCAGTAACGGCACTAAGTATTGGACTAAGAGAGAGTACCAAGAAGGTCGTATCCGCTCGTCGAACACTGCTGCCCATAGACGGTCAAGAGTGTTTAAGAAGATTAACGCTTTAGCATCCTAATCTATGGATAGAGCAATCAATGTTATAGATAGGGTTGCTAAAGAAACTGACAGGGTAATATTGTTTCACTCCGCATCGGGAAAGGACAGTATTGCCCTTTTAGACTTGTTAGCATCACGATTTAAATATGTGGTGTGTGCATATATGTACATTGTCAAAGACCTGCACCACATCAATAGATATATTAATTATGCAATTAATAAGTATCCTAATGTGGAGTTTGTTCAGATTCCTCATTTCGCTCTCGCCTCATACCGCAAGATTGGATATATGGGATGTGCGAAGAATGAAAAGCAGAGCAAACTGACAATGGCTAAGCTGACAGATATAGTCCGTGAGAAATATGGGATAGAATGGGCATTTTTTGGATTTAAGCAATCCGATAGCCTTAATAGAAGAACGATGCTGCGCACATATGATGACGATGCAATAAATTGGAAAAACAAAAAGTGCTATCCGCTATCTTGTTACAAAAACAAGGATATATTAAAGTATATAGATCGCAATAACTTAATAAAGCCCGAGGGGTATGGACATGGGCAATCAGCAGGGACAAACATAAGTGATATAGATTATCTTCTATGGCTTAGAGAGAATTTCCCCGATGATTTAAATAGAGTATTGACAGATTTCCCATTGGTAGAAAGATTGATTTTTGAGAATGACAATAAAGACAAGTGAAACACTGGTGATTAAGCGGTCACAGATAAATCTTAACCCTCTTAATCCAAAAAGACATACAGACGAGGCGATAAAACTCCAGAAGAAGAATTTCCAGAAGGTTGGATTCCTCGGGGGGATTGTATGGAATAAGGTCACGGGAAATCTTATAGATGGACATCGTAGGGTTTACGCTATGGATTTAATCTATAAATATGATGGAGGCGTAGAAAGTGATTATGACGTAAAAGTTGAAGTTGTTGATTTGGACGAAAAGACCGAAAAAGAGCAACTAACATATATGGCTGTAGGAAACACGAATGCTGACTTTGACCTTATCGCAAAATACGTTGGTGATATTGATATACATAGCGTAGGTCTATCGGATAGCGATATTAACGATATTATGTCCTTTGCGGATGTTGAGCCAATATCTATAACTGATAGTATAGACGGATTAATACTTCCTCCGCAAATAGAATCTCCAAAGGTTGTAGAAAAGACGGAAGAAGAAAAGAAACAACATGTCAAAGATATAAAAGAGCAGGTAAGAGAGAATGCAGAAAGACGGCAAATGGATGAGGAATCGTATATAATGTTGTCTTTCACAAATTCCGAGAACAAACAGATGTTCTGTGACTTGTTCGGGTTAGATATTTCAGATAAATTCATGAAAGGAGAGAAACTCCTTGAAATGATGGATTAAAGTAATATAGCTATGGCAAAACCAAAACACGACTACGATAGTGAAGATTTCTACAAGCGCATAGAAGGTCTTGCAATGAATGGATACACGGATGGGGAGATTGCAAATGAACTCAACCTATCCGATGATGTATTTGGGTCTATGAAGAATGGCAATTATCAGTGTTGGAACGATGAGGAAAACAAGCGCAGAGGGGCTGAAATTAATAGGGTCTTAGCACATGGACGGACAAGAATTGTAGCTTTGCTTCGTGGTACATACATCAAGGGTGCGATAGGTGGAAAGAAAACCAAAACAAGGATAGTTAAGTTCGTACAAGATAAGTGCGAATGTATGGGGCAAGATAAGAAATGCCCCTATTGCGGTGGTACAGGATGGGTAACACTGACAGATAAAGCAGTAGTGCAAGAGTCAGAAATGGAGTTACCTCCTAATATGCAAGCTATCGCTACCCTACTCTATCACCATGACCCAACCTGGCGCAAGATGGAGAAGAAACAAGACGATGAAGATGCACTCTACTCCGAGAATGGTATCGACATTGATAAGTGGATGACTGACAACACGAATGAATAGAATAAACCCTCAGCAGATATATGCTCCGTTGTACCATAACAAGGATAAGTTTATCATTCTTGTTACTGGTGGTAGAGGAAGTGGAAAGTCTTTCAATGTTTCCACTTTCATTGAGCGTCTATTGTTTGAGGTTAAGCACCCATCTCCTGCAAAGAGAATCGTCCATCAGATACTCTACACCCGTTATACAATGGTATCGGCTTCAATGTCTGTTATCCCCGAGTTTATGGAGAAGGTGGAACTTGATGGGAACTCGAAATGGTACACACACACACAGAATGATGTCAAGAACCTTCGCAGCGGTGGTGCAGTAATGTTTAGAGGTATCAAGACGTCAAGCGGAAACCAAACGGCAAAGCTGAAATCTATTCATGGTGTTACAACCTTTGTAGTAGACGAGGCAGAGGAGTGGGTATCAGAACGAGAGTTTGAAACAATCATGCTCTCTATCCGTCAGAAAGGAATACAGAACAGAATCATTATCGTTATGAACCCTACGGACAATAACCATTGGGTCTATAAGCGATTTTTAGAGAACACGCATAAGGAGGTGATGTATGATGGTGTACCCGTTCAGATAAGTACCCACCCGAATGTATTGCATATCCATACAACCTACTTGGATAATATCGAGAACCTCTCCCCCGAGTTCATCAAAGAGGTTGAGGACATGAAAGCTAACAATCCCGAGAAATACGCTCATACCGTTATGGGTAGATGGGCAGACGTTGCAGAGGGTGCTGTGTTCAAGCATATCGGCATTGTCAAGGAGTTCCCTAAATGGTGTAAAAAGGTTGCTATTGGTGATGACTTCGGCTTTACACACGACCCAAGCGCAGGAATACTTTGCGGTATCATTGATAATGACTTGTATCTTGATGAACTCTTCTATCGAACGGGCATGTTGTCATCTGACATTGTAAAGGAACTCAAACGCTTTGGCAACTTAAAGGTATTCTCCGAGAGTGCAGACCCCCGACTGATACAAGAGATACATAACGCAGGTATAAAGATTTACCCCGTAGACAAGAGTGGAAACTCTATCATAGCAGGAATAGATAAGATGCTATCCTTTGACCATATCTTTGTTACAGAGCGGTCGTATAACCTCCGTACAGAGTTCAGAAAGTACGTATGGGACACTGACAAGGACGGCAACTATATCAACCAGCCAATAGACAAGTATAACCACGGCATAGATGCAGTTCGCTATTATGTCCTTGGGCAACTATTAGGAAAGATTTTGAAACCAAAAGGCGACATGGCAGCAGCTTTCGCCCGATAAAAGGATAACAATATGATAAAGACATTACAAGAAATCCTCGCACTTGAGGACATTGATAAGAAGATTAGCTATCTCAAGAAAGGCAGGCGTAATCCTCTCCCCGACACATTAACAAACCTTGCGGATTGGGACATGACGAAACACGACATCATGAACCCCGAACTTTACAAGAAGATTAAAATTCTTGTGAAGATGGAATATAATGATTTTGACCGCGAAAGTGGACACAAAATACACGAGCCTGCACAATATGAGATGAAAGAGCCTAACCGCATTGCGCTTCCTATTGAGCAGGATATAGTAAATATCCATACCGCATTTTGTGTCGGCACAGAACCCACACTTGACTGCAACCCCGAAGATGACGGGGAGAAGAATGTATTTGAAACCATCAAGCAGGTATTCAAAAAGAATAAACTGAAATTCCAAAACCGCAAGTTAGTCCGTTCGTGGCTATCAGAGCAGGAAGTGGCAGAGTATTGGTACGTTGTCAAGGATGATGGCTTTTGGGCGCAATTAAAGCGCAGAATTGCGTCTCTTTTTGGAAATAAAGTACCCGAATATCAGTTAAGGTCGCAAATATGGTCGCCATTCCGTGGGGATATATTGTATCCTTTCTTTGATGATAACGGCAATATGATAGCTTTCTCCCGTGAGTACAAGAAGAAAGACTTAGACGGCAACGAGCATACCGCATTTATGACTATTACCGCAGATAAGGTGTATCAGTGGGAACTTGATAAGACGTGGTCAGAGAATGTTGAACGTACATTTGTACATCAGTTTCAGAAACTCCCCGTTATGTACGCTTTTCGTCCCGAGCCATTATGCGCTAAGGTTAAGCAGCTACGTGTCCGCTTAGAGAAGTGTTTGAGTGGCTATGCGGATTGTATAGATAACCACTTCTTTCCACTCCTTATGCTCTTTGGAGAGTTGCAACCCGACAATTTGAGCGGTGATGCAAGAAATAGAATGATGCAGCTGACAGGAGATGGCGCAAATGCACAATATCTCACATGGAATCAATCCTCCGACCCTATCAAGGTAGAGATTGAAACCTACTTTAATCAGATATACGGACTGACAAACACACCTCGTATATCATTCGACCAACTCAAAGGCACGGGCAACGCCCTTAGTGGTACGGCTTTCAGATATGTTTTCATGGCTGCTCACATGGCTGTACAAAACCACGCAGAGGAATTGGGAGAGTTTTTCCAACGAAGAGTTAATTTCCTCACATCTGCTATTGGTACGCTGAACACATCACTTGAAGCCGCAAGTAAGACGGTGAATATTGACACAGAGATTGTTCCTTTCATGATTGATAGCGAAAGAGATAAGGTTGAAACCGCAGCAGCTGCTGTCAGTGGTGGCGTGTGGTCAATGGAACATGGCATTGCATATTGTTCTAACTATGGCGAATTGCAAGACGAACTACAACAAATCAAAGAAGAAAAAAAGAGAACTCAACCAACAACACAAACGCAAGAATAGCTTCATTATAGAACTGTTTATGTATTATTTCAGCCGTCTGTACGTGAGTATAGGCGGCTTTTTCTTACAACCGCTTTATTGTCATTTCTAAGCCACTGAAAAACACAAATCCCCCTTTTATAATGTGTAAATTTGAAAAGATTTATTCAAGTTAACACTTTATAAAGTATGAACATTTACGAACAGATTTTGGCAGGACTTAAAACCAAATTCCAAGGGGTTGAGGATGCCACCCTTCAGCGTATGGCAAGCAAGAAAGCTGAAGGAGTAACGGACGAGAGCAAGGTAAACTCTATCGTTGAGGGTATCTCCTTTCAAGACGTTCTAACAAGCTATGGCGACTATCGGGCTGATGGTGCGCAGAAAACCGCAGTTTCTAACTACGAGAAGAAGCACAACATCAAGGACGGAAAGCCAATCGAGGAACCAAAGCCACAAGACCCACCAACAGACCCTAAGCCTAATGAGCCGCAGGATTTGGCTGCACAGATTGCAGCAGCGTTGGGAACGGCACTGAAACCACTCACTGACCGCATGGACGCAATGGACGCTAAGACAAAGGCGGACGCTCGCAATGCGCAGATTGACGAGGTGGCAAAGTCATTTGGAATCCCCGAATTTGCCTATAAAGGCAAGACCATCGCTGACGATGCAGACCTTAATCAGTACTTCACGGACTTGAAGCAGGAGATGCAGAATAGCGGTTTTCAGTTCGCAAAGTCTCCCGAAGAGGGAAACCACGAACACAAAGACGACATGGATAGTCTTTTGGATGGCGTCAATAAGCGAACCGAGGCTATCAAAACAGAAAACGAAAAAAAGTAAATCATTATGGCAGCAGGAATTAAGCTTGAATCCATGCCTCCTATCGAAAGGGAGGTTTGTGACGAGAAGTCTCTATATCGCCTCACGGATGGTGGTATGGACTTAGACATGAGTAATCTCCCGAATAAGGGTTGGTTGCCCGAACTTACGCCTATCTATCGTGATAAGGTAGAGCGCAAGGCGGTAGTGTGTATTCGTGTCAAGGTGGTAGAAAAGGCAACCACGGGAGCAACTACCATCAAGATTGCTAAATGTCCTTTTGCGGACTTTATCAATATGGGCACGTTACTCTCTGACGGGACAAATGTCATCACTGTAAAGTCGGTGGACACTTCCAATGAGGATTACGATACAATTACCACCAAAGAAGCGACAAAGGCTGATTTGGAAGTTGGTAAGGTGCTTCCCGAGGCAAAGAGTGCATCTGACGCTAAGGCTAAGAATGTAGCTAACTTCGCTTCATTCGGTTGGCGCAACTTGGCGAAAGAGAATACCGTTGCATTGGTTGGTCGTGCATATTCAATCATTGAGGACAACCTTTATATCCCTTTCACAGAGGAAGATAAGGCGGCTCTCACAGGACGTTTCATGTTTATCTAAAAAAGGAGGAATATATGTTACTAACAATAGATTCATTACTGAATAGCCCTAAGTTCCTCAAAGCGGTGATAGACCGTTCTATTGTTACTATGGGCGAACTTGACAAGGTATTTTGGAAAGACTACCTTGTTTATGAGAGAACTAATCCTGATGGTTCTTTTAAGACTTATATGGGTACGCAGGTGGGTGTCATCGCAGGTACAGTTATTGACAGATATGCAGGAAAGCCTGTCAGAAAACGCCATGCTCTCACACGTGGTTTTGGCGAGGTGGCTTGCTTAGGCGACGCTTACCAAATGGACAATACTCGTCTTGAACGCCTTAATTGGCTTATAGAAGAGTATAACACATTGACCATTCAATCAAGCAACACCGATGCCATCTCTGCTAAGATGGACGAGATTGTGAACTTTCTGGTTGATGACGTGCGCCAATGCATGCTTGCTCCTATGAAACGTCTTGATATTATGTTGGGCGATTTGCGTTTCAATGGCTCTACCAAGGTAAATGGAAAGGCTAACAAGCAGGGCGTATCAGTAGATACAGTAAAATTGCCTATCTACACAAAGGCAGCCGCTTCTGCCGATAAGGATAACATCCTATCTTGGCTTGAAACGGAGTTCGTGGATAAGGTACGTTCAAAGGGTATGCTTTTCGCAACAGCCGAAATGAACCGCCACACATTTAATAATCGTATCGCTTCGTCTAAGGAGTTCCAAAGTAAGTTTACGATGAAGTTTGGCGACATGGAGTTCAATACAGGCGGTATCGTCACTCCCGATATGGTAAACCGCCTTATCGAATCAGTAGGCATGCCGTGGCGAATCCGTATCAAGGATGAGTATATCCAAACATCAGAGAATGAAATGGTGAATGCCGTCCCAGATGACAAGATTTCGTTCTTGCCTATGATGGCGGATAATACCAAGCTCGGCTTTATGCGTTGGAAGAAGCCTTACGAAATGACCGACAAGGTTAATGATGGTCGTGCCTATCAAGAAATTGAAGATGGCAGGGGATTTATCTCATCTAAACGAACTGACGAGGGACGTTTTATGGAGTATGGTTTCGAGGCTATCCCCGACATCAATATTCCTAATAAGATGGCTATTGCTGACCTTTCAAAGCTCGGATAATGAACGTAAGGAAGTACATATCAGACAAGTTTCAGTCTTTCGGCATACAAGTGTCGGAGGCTGACTTGTTGGATATGTCTCTCAATGCGAATGTTGCAATAGATGATGATGTGTTGAGTGATAACGTAGATTCTATTTCTGTTGCTATTGCTCATTTCATCCCATCTCTTTTGCTTCGTCCTACTTCTATCAATGAGAGCGGTTTCTCTATGTCGTGGAACACTCAAGGCGTAAAGGACTATTACTCTCTCCTTTGTAAGAAGTATGGACTAAAGGATGAACTCAACGACAATAAACCGAAGATACGCATCTTATGATATTCGCACAACACATATTGCAGGTTAAAAGGGTAACACCACTCCAAGAGGATGAGTACGGACACCCAATCCCTAACACGGGAGGCGAAGAGTGGGTAACACTCTGTAAGTGCCGTTGTGATGATAACACCACAAAAGAGTTTAACTCTCCTAATGGTGACGTGTACAGACCTAACTACCACGTAGTATGTGAGATGAATGTCGATATTAAAGCAGGAACTGAGGTTAGATGTCTTGAAGGGGAAAGCGTACGAGGAGAAGGTAAGGTTTACATTGTAAAGAACGCTAACTATTTCAATAACTCTGAATTATGGTTATAGATAGTGATTTCTCCGATGTAGACCAATTCTTTGATGATGTTGAGTGGGAGGTTCAGAAAGGTATGATAGACGTTGGCGATGCTGCCGTAAAGGACGCAGAAGAAAGCGGAACATACCAAGACCACACACTCACCTTGAGAACGTCCAATACATACGACGTAGACGAGAACGGACTGACATTAGAGAACACCGCTGATTACGCTTCCTATGTCGAGGCAAAGGGATTTGTTGTATTGAGTGACCCTGTATTGAGAGCAGAGAAGAAACTAAAGGAAATATTTGAATGATAGTAACTACCGACATAGCAGATATTCTCTACCGAGATAGCAAGGCGTTTGGGATAAAGATAGTTCCTTTCGGCAAGACCCTTACAGGTGAGTTGGAAGAAGAGCGTATCACTATCCACGTGAAAGGACAGACACCGAGCAAGTATTGGGAGAAGTGTTTTTGTGACGTTAATCTATGTGTGCCTGACTTAGGGGTGGACATA